AGCAGCCTTGATCGCCTCTTCGCGCTCCATGAAAGCTTGCTCTGCTTTGCGCTTTTCTTCGTGATAGCCCTTTTGCAAGTGCTGAATCCTGCGCCGAACCTTCTCGCCATAGCTGTTTAACTCGTCCTCATCAATATCTTTGGGAGGATCTTCCATCTTTTTGCCAGATTTGGGCGTGTCATCGACAATTTCTATCTCAGTTTCACCCTCACCCTCAATTTCAACCTTGAAATCGTCATCTCCTGACGCTTTTTTGGGCTTTTTATCCATCTCATCGGGGAATTTGTACTCTGTTTTTTCCATTTTTCCCTCCTTATGCTCTGGAAATGCCGCGAGGGTCTTGAACCACGGCCTCTACAGAGTCATCATTGATTACTCTGAACTCTTTCCCGTGGATTTTGATGCGAGTACCAGTGTTGGGACGTACCAACACAAAGTCTCCCACCTTACAAGATGGGCCGCTTGGGAAGCGTTTCTCATCTTTGAAGGCATCTGGCCCCATTTTCACCACAAAAAGCACTGGTGACAGCAGCTCTTCATAGTGAATCGTTTGCCCAGCCTTAACAAGACCACTCTCATACTCCTCATCCACCTCTGGAAGAACGCACAGAATGTGGTAAGTCACAGGATCAGGTACTTGCTTCGCTTTTTCCTCCGCCGATGTATTCAAAATACCCGACAGATCAACAGCTTGAACATCAAACTCAGTCATCATCAACATCCTTTAGTTTCCGCACAAGGTCATTTATTTCCATCTGTGCGGTTTGCAGACCCCGGATTGCTCCGCACAGCTCTTTGTAATGAGCGTAGTCTTTAGCTACGCCATCACTCAGCACTCCTAAATGTTGGTTAATGTGTTCTTGAATTTTCTTGTTCAAAATCTCGGCAAGCTTTTGATCCATTACTCAGCCTTCCTTGGTTTTGTCATTGCATCCAACTGACGGGCCGTCATATCCGCTTGGATTCTGGCCTTGGTCTGCAACTCTTGTGACTGAAGTCGCTTAGATTCTCTTAAAATCTCCGCCTCAATTTTCTGTTTCTCAAGCTGCAATTTCTGCATTGCAAGCTGCGAATCCACCTGATCTTTTTGCGTCTTGCGCTGCACATCTGCTTGCTTGACTTGCAACTCTGCTTGCTGAATCTGGATAAGCGGATCTTGAGCTTGCTGTTGAGCTTGTGCTTGTTGAGCCTGCGCTGCATTTTTCTGCATCAACTGTTGTGACCCTTGAGCCACCAAACGAGAAAGTTGAACTTCAACATCTTCTGGCAACTCAGCATCTGGGTTAGGCAATGGAACTCCAACCTGTTCTTCGACATCCTTGCGATACTTGAATGCCAAGTGTTCTGCAATGTGCGCCATGATCGCCGCCTGCATTTGCTGCGCCATAGGATTTTGTCCAATGGTCGCCGCAATGCTTGGGTCTTGCATAAATGATTGGTGCGCTTGAATGTGCGCATCTTGATCTTGGTAGATGAAAGCCTTTGTCGGCTCACCCCTCAAGAAGGCCATGTTCTCGCTGATTGGATCGCGTGGCTTCTGATCGTCTTTTGTCGGAACCAGCTTGTCAGCATTCTTCACACCCAACACTTCAATCATCTGACGATGCAACTGAGGCAAGTTGTAGATCTGTGGAGCTTGTTGCGCCAACTGAATCACAGCTTGATATTGCATGATCCGCTGTGCCATCGTTGCAGCATTAGGATCAGACACTGGAATCACTTCCACCATGTCATAGTCTTCTTGCTTGGCCTTGCGATCACCCTTCTCAGGATCGTATGAATATTCGTTCGGCGTGTAATCACGAATGATGTTCTTCAGGAGTTTGAATTCCTGCTTCATCGAAAAGTGAACTCGCGCCTGCACAGCAGACATCGTTTTTAACTGACGCTCAAGAATAGCCAGAGTAGTTCCTACAGGTGCATTCGCACTCATATCACTGACTTTCATGTCAGCAATAGAACCTAGCCTGCGACCCTCTTCGGTTATCTTCTCCAGCAACAGCGCCAATACTTGGCTCGGCTCCTTATATGGAAGCGCCATGATGTTGTCTTTGATAGACCCACTTGGTACATCCACATCCCTAAATTCTCCGGGAGAGATGGGCGTATCGTCACCCTTAACCCGCAGGCCGCGAGACTTCAAGCCGCCGGGCAAGTTGCTCAAAGTACCCGCATCAATCAACTGACGAATCAGTGAAGTGCCTGCCCGTGCATACCCGCCAATCAAATGTATGTAGCCAAATCCATAAGCACCAAAACCCGGCACATAGTCATACTGAACCATATGCTGTCTCTTCAATCGCACGACATCTTCTTCTTCGTAGTTGCGATAGATCGACAAAACTTTTCCCGTACCCACATCAATCGACACGATGTACGGCAGAGCTATTTCATCTTCATCTTCATAGCCGGGCAAGTCGTAATCAATCTGCACTTCATATATCTGAAACCGATCATCGTCAGTCAAAGAGTAACCCTGCTCTTCGGCCTTCTTCTTTTCAACATCAGTATGAATCGCTACCGGCTCACCCAAATCTACATCACGATAAAAACCAGCAGCCTGCAATTTACGAACATCATTTTTTGTTTTGCGCATCACATGAGTTACACGCTCTGCTGTCCTAGCTCCGCTTGAACCGTAAGGAATAATCACATCCTCGGCAGGTATATATATAGAGGTCTGTCTTCCCAGCGCCGGATCGTAGTACACCTTCTTAAACGCCGAGCCAGTCAGTCCCAAGTTAAATAACATCCGCTCATGCTCTGGTCTGTACTCAGGCATCGCTTCAGTCAACTGATAGTTCATGTCTTCACGAACTCTCTCAGCAGCATCTTCCTTCAACTTATTAATAGCGCCAATGATTTCTGTCTTCACCGGCCCCGCTGCTGGAAACGTTTCCACAATCATTTCTGATTGAAACCTTACCGCAGCCTCTGTCAGGATCGTAGAGAAAACTCCACAAGCTCCGTTCCACGGCTCAGTTCTTTCTTCATACTTCATGCCAAGGACTTCCAATCCTTTGACAAGCATCTCCACCCAATCCTTACGGGAGTTGATGTCGGCCTCAACCAATTCAACAATCTCGGAGCCAACTAGCTCAAGATCACCCTCATCCATGAATTCAGCCAGATTGGAATCAAACTGCTCCTCCTCAGACCTCTCACGCTCAGGCTCTAAGGTAATCTCCACCCCACCCATACCAATAGATACAGAGTCAGGATTTTCAATTTCAATTTCCAAGTCTGGAGTTTCTAAAGCCTCAAGACCTTGGGGCGCGGCATAAAGTGATTTTGCAATGTCCATTTAATCCTCAATAGTAAGCGTGTTTTCTGCGGAAGCTTTTAAGTTCTTCTCTCTCATCAGATTCAAGTCTTAAAAATCCGCCCTTGCGAAACCGAATCAATGCTTGTGTGGATGAGTCCACCAAGTCATCATTAGGCGCATTCGGAAATGCAGCCATCTCTTCAATCAACTCTTCAGCCCATCTTGTCTCTGGAGCCCACACTTTACCTGAACTAAATAAATCAGCAACTGAATTGATACGCACAAACTTATCATTCCCCCTGCTCGGCGTATATTCACTCACCACAATTCCCATCGCCCTCAACTCAAATATCAACGGACTACCCGCAGCCTTGGCCTCAATCACAAAAGCATCAGGCTCCCAGTATGTGTAATTCTGATACGCCTTTTCCTTCAACTCAGGAAACTCCATCCGCTTCTTAAACGCATCCAGCAAAATAATATTCGCATCCTCACTGTTCTCGTTCAAATAAAACACACCCCATGTCGTACAAGCCGAGTAGTCACTCCGCTCACCCTTCGTGAAAGCAGTATCCCAACTCTGAATAATAAACTGACAAGTCGGCGGATCCTCTTTCGTCCATCTCTTCCACCACTCCCGCTTCACAATCGCACCCTCTTCACCAGTCGGATTCTGCTGGTACTGTGCGTTCCACTTAGCAGCCGGTAACTCATCCCTTAAAGCAGCCAGCTCATCAATACTCCAGAACTCAGGCCACAAAGGATTTCCTGACGGCATGATAGCAGGCAACTCAATAATCTCCCACTCCTCACCCTTGTCTCTACCTGCTGCATCTTTAATAACTCTACCTGTCAGATCCCTATCCCCCCAGCGGGTCATCACAATCACAATAGATCCACCCGGCTGTAAACGTTGCCGTGGCCCAGATGTGTACCACTCATAAACCTTGTCGTAAACACTCGGATCCCCTGCGGCTAACGCAGCTTCTTGCTCCGAATGCGGATCGTCAATTATCAAAAGATCCGCACCCTTACCCGTCACCGTACCCCCAACACCAATAGCGAAATACTCACCCCCGCCATTCGTAGCCCACCTGCCAGCAGCCTTACTATCCTGCCTCAAAGCTACGTTGGGAAACACCTTCGCATACTGCTCCGACCCAACCAAGTTCCTGACCTTACGTCCAAATCCCACCGCCAGATCTGCCGTGTTCGAACACTGGATCACCTTCTTATTCGGAAACTTTCCCAGAAACCAACTCGGCAATAAGTAAGACGCAAACTCCGACTTCGTGTGTCGCGGCGGCATATTAATGATCGCCCGTTTTATTTTCCCGTTTGCAATATCCTCAAACTTCTTCGCCATCAAAGCATGATGCCTCCCACTCACAAACCCGGGCCACATCATCTTCACATAATTCATAAACCCATCTTGAGCCTTCTCACGATCCACCGCCGACCGATACTCCACCACCTGAGCCATAAACTTCTCATACTCATGTGGTTCTAATTTCTCTATTAACTGCTCAAGTTTCATAGTCTCAGTCTATTGTAAGTTTCAAGTAATGTGGTAACGTTTCCAGAGTCGTTGTAAGTTTCGTGTAATGTGGTAACGTTACCACCTTACAGTTTCCTTACATCATTCCAAGTTCCTGAAGTTGATGTACACAGGTCTTACTGTCCTGCCCCTCTTCTCTATCCTCTTCACCACGCCAAGATCTACCAGCCTATCCACCAATCTCTTCGTGTTCGCCAGTCCCATCTTTCCACGGATATACGCAATATCCCGCAAAGTCGGAGCGTAGTGGTACTTCTTCCACCACTCATCTATCACTAAAAAAACTTCATTCTGCGCAGGACTCATCTCTTTCTCCAAGCACTCCTCGTAAGTCATGTCCCCCTGTCGAGGGATCATTTTCTCATTCAAAATTTTTCTACCCCCCGGGGGGCTAATCAAACTTTTCATAGGGGGGGTCTTCCTGTGTGGGGGAATCTAACTCATCTGGGAAATTTTGGAATTGTTTGAGTGGAATAGTATGTTTGTCACCTTGGGACTCCGCATTTGCATCTTGGGGGGTGTGGGTAGGGTGGGTGTCTGCTGGTAGCGTTTCCACTTCAGGCGCAAGCTCGCGCAGTAATGAATCAGCGTCAACCTCAATCGCGTCAACTGCATCGCCGCGCATGATCGTTCTAATTTGCTGGAGTAAGTCTGCTTTAGCCTGAGCACTACTGCTGGTGTTGATTACTTCGCGCCGCTCTAAGAATGCACCGACTTCTACAACTGTTCCCAGCACCTTCACAGCCTGCACCTTTACCGCGTCTTTAGCATCGGGTGATATCGCAACATCTACCAAGGTTTTTATCACCAATTGGCGCAAAGCTTCTGGTGTTCTATGTTTAGCTGACTCTATTGCCACCTTATACGCATCTACTTCCGCAGATATTCGGGGATCGGTTGACAACCTGTAACCAGCATCTCCCGCCGTCTTCGGTTTAGCCGTCTTACTGTAGACCATGCGATAACTCTCCGCTTTGGTTGACCCTTTGGCTAATTCTCTGGCAAATGTCTGTTGCTTGTGTGTCAGTCCCTTTGCTTTAGGGGAAACGCCTAATATCTCTGCTATTGGTATTGTGTCCAGTCCTTCATTGATTGCCTTACGGGAGAGTTTACGCATAGCCGTTTCGCTTCGCTGTTTAGATGGGCGCATTGTATGGGAACAAATAGAGAAAATCAATCGCCCCTGACAATCCCATTAAAACAATTCATTAGACAACCAGTAAACCCTTCAATAAGATCACCCGTTATAGCAGTCAGGAACGCATACAATGCACCTGCTATATCAACCAACCAAAGGATAAACACAATGCAGACAGTCACAGTCAAAGTCAAATCGGTATATGGAAATATTACCGCATACCCATCATGCCCGACCGCGCAATTATTCGCCCAATTGCTCGGCACGAAAACCCTTACACCTCAAGCCCTGAAGACCATTCAAGCTTTAGGCTTTGAAGTCAAACAGCAGACCGCCGACCTGATAACACTCTAAAGGAATCCACCATGATCTACATACACCGCGCCGCCCTTGACCAAATCGACCGCGAACTGCAAAAGGGTTTCCCTTATTCCAGCGCCGTTTTAAATGCCGCCATTCATTGGAATATTCCAAGCGCAGACCTCCGCACCGCGCACGAAGCCCGAGCCCACCGCGCAGAGATGGCACACCGCGCCAGCATCGCTTTTTTAATGCTCGCAGTATTCGCCTCCCCTGTTCTTTTCTACTTTGTCGCAAGAGGTTAACCATGAAAACAATTGACCTTATTCCCGCACAGCTTGAAGCATTTAAGACGGAAATTAAACATTTGAAAGGCGCACCTGCCACCGATGAAAACCGCCGCGCAGGGAAAGACATTATTTATCACCACATGAGCCGCTTGCAGATGCTTGACCTCAGCCTAAGCCAAGAAGATGCAAGAGCCATTCTCGCCACCGCTTACCAATCAATTTAAAGGATAAAACCATGCAAACCCGAACCCTTACTTTCCACGCAGACCCCGCCCACGGATGGTTAGAAGTTGACCGCGCCGACCTTGAAACCCTCGGCATTGTCGAAAAAATTAGCCGTTATTCCTACCACAAGGGCAACCGCATTTTTTTAGAGGAAGACTGTGACGCGCCGAAATATCTGCAAGCCGCCGCCGCGAATAACTGGCAGATCAAAACCACAGAAAACCACAGCAACACCCATTCTTTTATTCGTCTCTTAAATCCATTCAAAGGATAAAAACATGAACACGACCAACACAATCACCACCGCCGCCAATGTCGCACCCTATACCTACAAATCCAGCGACCCTAAGCGCAACGCACAAGAAAACCTACAAGGGCGCACACATTACGCCGAAGACGAAACCCTGAAATTTTTCAAAGCGCGGATTGTCTCAGCCCATGCCGATGCAGACGGACTATTTTTTAAGATGGTTGAAAGTGTCGCTTTAGATTACGACAACAACCGCCGAGGTTTTCGGGTTATTGTTTTCGACCTGTTCGGACAGGTAATTTATCGCCCCACTTTTGACGAATGCACCAGCACCAAAGCCGCCGCCGTGGTGCAATGGATGAAGGCAGAAAAAATAGACCCTGCCACCTATTACCGCGCCGAACTGAAAGCCCGAGCCACCCGCTTGACCAATCAAGCCGCCGCCATGCTAGAAGCCGCCGCCATGCTGGAAGGA